ATCTCATGAAGGAACAACATTCAAGTATGCCGATCAACGCTGAGAGGCAGACTCGTGTAACTTTTGGTGGTACGAAGAAATAATTTCTTTGTGATATCAAAAACACATTAATGTTAACCGCAAAACTATTATGTAGTTTTGCAAAAGGAGAAAAACTATGGCAAACAAAGACGCTGCTTTCGGATTGAGAGCAATCGGAAAAGTTGGTCAGAATAGAGATAACCAAGGTTTGAGTGAGTACTCAATTGCTGCAAGTTCATCTGCGATCTATCAAAACGATCCAGTGAAAACTTCAGGCGGCTACTTATTAGTAGCAGGTGCTGGCGGTGATTTAAGAGGCGCACTTAACGGTGTTTTCTTTACAGATGCATCAACTTCCAAGCCTACATATGCAAACCATTTGAAGGCTTCTAACACAGCGACTGACATTGTTGGATTCGTAGCAGACGACCCTTACGAAAGGTTCGAAATACAATCAAACAACGCAGGAGCTTCTGCAGTGACTGATGTAGGAAAGACTGCTGATCTAGAATATACAGCTGGATCATCACCTAACTTCATCTCTAAAGTAGAGTTAAACGACTCAACTTTAAACACTACAGCTCAACAACTTAAAATCATGGGAATCAGTAAAGACCCAGACAACAGTGACATAGCTTCGGCTAATGTTAACTTTGTAGTCGTTATTGCTGAACATGAGCTTAAAGTAACAACAGGCACGTAATAGGAGGATAAAATTATGGCAATAAGTAGAGGACAACTAGTTAAAGAACTAGAGCCAGGTTTGAATGCACTATTCGGCTTGGAATACAAAAGATACGAAAATCAGCATGCTGAAATTTTTGACACTGAAAACAGTGACAGAGCTTTTGAAGAAGAAGTGATGTTATCTGGGTTCGCGAACGCAGAAGTTAAACCAGAAGGTTCTGGTGTAGTGTTCGACAACGCTCAAGAAACTTTCACAGCTAGATATTCGCACGAAACAATTGCTTTAGCATTTGCAATCACAGAAGAAGCTATCGAAGACAATCTTTACGATAGACTAGCTTCTAGATACACAAAAGCTTTAGCAAGATCGATGGCAAACACTAAGCAAGTAAAAGCTGCGAATGTATTAAACAATGCATTCAACAGTTCATTTGCTGGTGGTGATGGTAAGGAGCTTTGTGCTACTGACCACCCAACGATAGCTGGAACTTTTCAAAATGAGTTAACGACAGCGGCAGACCTTAACGAGACTTCATTAGAACAATCGTTAATCGATATCGCGGCGATGACTGATGAGAGAGGTTTAAAAATTGCAGCAAGAGGAGTAAAAATGATTATTCCTTCTGAGCTTCAATTTACTGCTGAGAGATTGATGAAATCTCAAGGTAGAGTTGGAACAGCTGACAATGATATTAACGCAGTAGTATCAATGGGGATGATTCCTCAAGGTTATGTAGTAAACAACTACTTAACTGACACTGATGCGTTCTTCATCAAGACAGATGTACCTAACGGATTAAAAATGTTCGTTAGATCTCCAATCAAAACAGCTATGGAAGGTGACTTCGATACTGGTAATGTTAGATACAAAGCTAGAGAGAGATATTCTTTCGGATTCTCAGACCCTAGAGGTATCTTCGGTTCACCAGGAACTGCGTAATCATCTGATTAACTGAATAATTAAGGGGCGCCATTGCGGCGCCCCTTTTTTTATGCTATAACCTAAAAACCCATGAAAACTTTCCGAATACAAATCAGAGCATACGGCTACTACGCTGACTTCACGATTGTGTCAGAAGACAACGACAAAGCCTTTGAAAATGCACTAGTTGACAAACTAGGAGAAAATGATATTGTATGGGAAAAAGATGGATTCACAAATGAATCTAAAATGTGGTTAACCTATGAGGAGGTTATAAATGACACACGTTCAAGAACTCTACACGAAGAAGAGAGGACTGGAACTTGAATGGTCGCAGCACTATAATCAGGAGAAAAGATATACTCTTGATATGGTAAGAATTGATGACAGAATTAGACAAGTCATCAGTCACATTAAGCAAGCTGAAGCTAAAGAAGCTCAGAAGCTTAACAAGATAGAAGAAGCTGCACCTGACGTATCTGTAGCTACGTAACACAAAAACGCTACATCGCTGAAATCGCACTTTCTTGTAAGGCTCTCTTGCACTTCATACAAATCTAATATATAAAATTATTACTATACAATTAATTAGAACATAGACGCGTATAGTCGACGGCCTAGAGACTATGTTCGGAAAACTAGGAGGATATAATTATGGCAAATACTACATTTTCAGGACCGGTCCGATCGGAAAACGGTTTTGATTTTATAACTAAAAACGCAACTACAGGTGCTATTACAACTAATGCTTCTTACGGCAAAGGTGTAACAGGTGGAGTTCAATCTTTATCTGGTGCTGGTGCAGTTGACACAACTAACTTAGTTACGGAGATAACTACTACTGGAGCAGATGCATTAACACTTGCAAATGGATCAGTAGGTCAAATCAAAATTATCACTATGATTGTTGATGGTGGAGATGGAACTTTAACTCCAACTACTTTTGCAAACGGAACGACAATTACGTTCAATGATGCAAACGATACAGTTGCATTATTATATGCAAACACAATCGGTTGGGTTGTTATTTCAAACAGCGGTGCAACAGTAGCGTAATAAATAATTAGTGTGGGGCTCCGGCCCCACATAAATTTTAAGGAGATTAAATATGGCAAGTAAAGGTGATATACAAGCAACAAGATCAACTGCAGCTGCAGGTGCTGCTGCAATTGTAGCTCAACCAATTAGATTAAGAGGTGTAATAATTGCTTCTGATGCTGGTGGTGCAGGTGTATTAGAACTTACAACAACTTCAAATTCTGGAACAACATTATTTATTGGTGATGTTCCTTCAGGAGATGTAATTAATTTTTCATTCCCTGAAGATGGAATTTTATTTCCAAAAGGAATTTATTGTAAGACTAAAACAAACATTGCTGCTTATACTTTATTAACAGATAAGTTTTCAGGCCCTAATCTAACTGCCGGCTAGGAGGTTAAATGGCTAATACTACATCTGGAACGACAACGTTCGACAAAACATTTGCTATCGATGAAATAATCGAAGAAGCATATGAGAGAATAGGTATGCAAGGCGTATCTGGTAATCAGTTACGTATGGCAAGAAGATCTCTCAATATTATGTTTCAAGAGTGGGGTAACAGAGGACTTCACTATTGGGAAGTAGCAAATAACTCAATTACATTAGTTGATGGTCAAGCAACATATACAATGTTTAGATCAACAGGTGACGGAACATCTGACGCTACTGCTGTATATGGTGTAGATGATGTATTAGAAGCTGTTTACAGAAACTCATCAAATGTTGATACACCTCTTACAAAAATAAACAGATCTACATATCAAGGTCTTTCAAATAAAACATCTGAAGGAACACCATCACAATATTTTGTACAAAGATTTATAGATAAAGTTACGATTACTTTATACTTAACACCTGGTTCAACAGAAGCAGGTAATACAATTAATTACTATTATGTAAAAAGAATACAGGATGTTGGTGACTATACTAATGCAACAGACGTACCTTATAGATTTGTGCCGTGTATGGCATCAGGTTTAGCTTATTATTTATCACAAAAATTCAAACCAGAATTAACTCAAAACATGAAACTATTATACGAAGATGAATTACAAAGAGCTTTAGCGGAGGATGGCTCATCATCTAGTTCTTACATAACCCCTAAAACTTATTATCCAAATGTCTAATTTTTCAAAAGGTAAACATGCACAATTTATATCAGATAGATCTGGTATGGCATTTCCATATTCTGAAATGGTTAGAGAATGGAATGGTTCTAGAGTTCATGTATCAGAGTTTGAACCTAAACAGCCACAATTAGAACCAAGAGCACATGGCGCTGATCCTGAGGGTTTACAAAATGCAAAACCTGATAGAACAGAACCAGCTACACAAAATTTATTACCTGGTAATCCTTTTAATATTACATCTGGAAGTGCAACAATTACAGTAACAGAACCAAGTCACGGTAGAACTACTGGTAATACGGTAGTCTTCAGAAACGTAGATGGTTCACCAGGAGGATTAGCTTTTACTGTGTTTGAAAATTCATCAGGATTTAGTATAACAGTAACAGGAACAGATAATTATACATTCACATTAGGATCAACTCCTACTGTGACTGAAAGAGCAGGAGGAATGTCAGTGACCGCAGGTCCAGTTACATTGACACCATAATGGCAGGATTTACATACGCAACATTAACACAAGCAATTCAAGACTATACTGAAGTAGATAGTAATGTTTTAACTTCTACAATTACAGATCAGTTCATTGAAAATGCAGAGCTTAGAATATTTAGAGATGCACCGATTGATGCATATAAAAAACAATCTACAGGTAATTTAGTTACAGGACAAAATACAATTAACGTTCCTGCAAAAACTATATTTGTAAAAGGTGTACAAGTTTATGATTCAACATCTGCTTCTACAGGTAGTAATAGATGGTTAGAAAAGAAGGATGAATCTTACCTACAAGAATATGTGCCTTCAACAGAATCTGCAAAAAGAGGTCAACCTAAATACTATGCTATGTTTGGTGGGGCAACAGGAGTTTCTGATACAACATCTGGAAGACTATTTTTAGCCCCAGCGCCAGATAATACTTATGTTTTTAAGATCCATTATGAAGCTATTCCTACTGGCTTATCAAGCTCAAATACTACTACTTATATCAGTCAATACTTCGGAAATGGTCTATTATATGCTTGTCTTGTAGAGGCATATGGATTCTTAAAAGGTCCAGTAGATATGTTGACACTTTACGATAAAAAGTATAAAGAGGAATTAGACAAGTTTGGTATTGAACAACTTGGCAGACGTAAAAGAGACGATTATACGGACGGCACAGTTAGAATTACAGTACCATCAACGAACCCTTAGGAGTTTTATTATGGCAATTACATCGGCAATATGTTCTAGTTTTAAACAAGAGTTATTAGAAGGAAAACACGATTTCCAAACTTCTGGTAATGGGGGTCATTCTTTTAAGATTGCACTTTACACAAGCTCAGCAACTTTAGGTGCATCAACGACTGCTTACTCGGCAACAAATGAAATTACAAACACTGCTGGATCTGCATACTCTGCAGGCGGTGCAGCGTTAACAAACACTGGAGTTGGTTTAACTTCAACAACTGCGTTTACAGATTTTTCTGATGTATCTTACACATCAGCTTCTTTCACAGCCAACGGCGCATTAATCTACAACACAACAACAGATGGTGGTTCAAGCACAACTAACGCTGTTGCTGTTATCGCTTTTGGTTCTGATAAAACTGCAACGAACGGAACTTTTACAATTCAGTTCCCTGCAAACGATTCATCAAGCGCAATCATAAGATTAGCATAGGAGGCCGACAATGGCTGTTGATTCAGGTTGGGGCCGATTTACCTGGGGTCAAGCTTATTGGGGTGAAGATACTTTACTCGCTACAGGCTGGGGTGCAAAATCTTGGGGCTCTGGTGAATGGGGAAATCTTGCAGACGAAACTGTTTCATTAACAGGTGTATCTTTTTCATCTACAGTTGGATCTTTAACACTTACAGGTACAGCTCTTGTTGAACCAACAGGAGTTTCTACAACAGCAGATATTGGATCTATTACAAATATTATTAGTGCAGAGTTTGATGTTGCAGGTTCACAATTTACAGCTCAACCAGGTTCACTTACAATTGATATTGCAGTTACACCAGATATTTCTGGTCAAGAAATTACATCAGCAATTGGTGTAGTAGATCCTGCAGATCAAGTTGTTGGATTAACAAGTCAAGAAATTACATCAGAACAAGGCACAGCAGTTGCACCAAACGAAGATGTATCAGTAACAGGTCAATCAATAACTTCTACATTAGGTGATTCAATAGCCTTTGTTGGAACTTTAGTTCAACCAACTGGTTTTGAAATTACATCAGCACAAGGTACAGCAGTTGCACCAAACGAAGATGTATCTTTAGGTGGTTTAGAAGCAGAGTTTAGTTTAGGTCAGATAGAAGGAACAGGTTCAGTAGCTATTCCATTAACAGGTGTTTCTTTCAGTGGCTCTGTAGGAACGATAGATCCTGCTGATCAAGTGATGGGATTATCTGGTGTTTCTTTTGGCTCAAATGTTGGTACAATAGATCCTGCTGATCAGGTCATGGGATTAACAGGCCAATCAGTAACATCTACATTAGGAGAACTATTTATCTTAGCTTATGAGGATGTTGACACTGGTTCAAATACGTCTTATAGTAATGTTCCAACAGGATCGAATACATCGTATTCAGATGTTGCAACTGGATCAAATACCAGTTATAACGACGTAACAGGAGAAGCAGCTTAATATGGCATCAACATATACACCACTTGGTATAGAAAAAATGGCTACTGGCGAAAATGCCGGTACATGGGGAACAAAGACTAACGCAAACTTAGATCTGATTGCTCAGTTAACGGGTGGCTTTGCACAAGTTTCAATCGCTGGAGGAGCACAAACAACAGCATTAACAGTTGCTGACGGAGCTACAACTGGTACAGCTCAACAAAGATTTATTGAGTTCACAGGTACAATTACAGGAAATCAAATTGTAACAATTCCTTTAGATGTAGAAACATTTTATATTTTAAAAAATTCAACAACAGGTGCTTACACAGTAGAGTTTAAATATGTGTCAGGATCTGGTGATACATTTACTTTTTCAACTACAAACAAAAAAACAGCAATGGTGCAAGCATCAGCAAATGATGGCACTAACCCAGACATTATTGAAATTCAAACAGGTGGAGATGTTGTAGATGATACATCACCTCAACTTGGTGGTAACTTAGATACAAACAATAATCAAATCATTACAGTTTCAAACAGAGATTTAGATTTATATCCAAATGGTACAGGTGCTGTTGAAATTGGTGGTAACACAAATCCTGGTACATTGATTTTAAATTGTGAAGCAAATTCACATGGTATTAAATTACAATCACCAGCACACTCAGCTGGTCAATCATACACACTTAAGTTTCCAACAGGAAACGTTACAGCTGATAGATTTTTAAAAGTAGAATCAGTTACAGGATCAGGTGCAACAGGTGTTGGTCAATTATCATTTGGCGAAGTATCTGGTGGAACATCTTGGCAAGCAGTAAAAACAACTGGCTTTACAGCAGTAGCAGGTGAAGGATATTTCTGTGATACATCATCAGCAGCTTTCACAGCAACATTACCTGGATCAGCAACGATTGGTGATGAAATAAGTTTTATAGATTATGCAGGTACGTTTGATACAAACAATTTAACTATTGGGAGAAACTCACACAACATACAGGGTTCTGCAGCAGATTTAACAGTGTCAACCGAGAGAGCAGGTTTTACATTGGTTTACGTAGACTCGACTCAAGGTTGGCTATTAAAGGATAAATAATAGCAATGGCTAACTATAAAGAAATACAGGGTTTTCCAATACAAAACCTTTCATCAGATCCAGTTCCATATGCACAGGAATTAATTAATAATCCTTATGCAGGAGTATGGTCTAGTGGTGGTAGTTTAAATCAAGCTAGAAATAATTTTTCAGGATTTGGAACTCAAACATCTTCATTAGGTGTTGGTGGTAATAATGGAGGTAGTTATTATGGTAATGCAGAGAGTTATAACGGCACAGCTTTTACTGAAGTAGCCGATTTAAATCAAGCGAGAAGAAATACAGGTTCAGCAGGAGCTGATAACACTGCGGGTATAACTTTTGGTGGTATTCATCCATCTCTACCTAGTGATTCAGCACTTAACGAAAGCTGGAATGGTTCTGCATGGACAGAAGTTGGAGATTTAAATACAGCAAGACAGCTTATAACAGGAACAGGAACTCAAACAGCAGCTTTAGGAATCGCTGGAGGCCCTAATCCTGGAGTAAATAATGTTGAGAGTTGGGATGGAAGTTCATGGACAGAAATTGCAGAAGTAAATACTGCAAGGAATGCAGGAGCAGCCTCAGGGCTACAACCTGCAACTTTATTTTTTGGTGGATACACTACTACAGATGTTGCAAACACTGAAGTTTGGAATGGTTCTAGTTGGACTGAAGTATCAGATTTAAATACAGCTAGGGGATATTTAGGGGGAAGTGATAACACTTCTACTTCTGCTTTAGCTTTTGGAGGAACCATACCTCCAGGAAGAACTGCTAATACTGAATCTTGGGATGGCAGTAGTTGGACAGAGGTAAATAATTTGGCGACTGCTAGAAATTCTTTAGTTGGAACTGGAGCAAACAACACTTCAGCATTAGCTTTTGGTGGTTACAATGGAAGCACAGGAGTTAGTAACACAGAAGAATGGACTTTCTCAGGCCTCCCGCCAAGCACACCCGCAGCTGGATACTCAGACGCAATTATTGGACAAATGTATTACAATTCAACAACAGGACAATTTAAAGCTATTAAAGATGGTGGCGCGCC